GCTTGCCAACGAGCGCCTCAAGCTCTTCGAGGAGTGCGCTGTCGTTGCCCTTCTTGCCGCTGGGCTTTCCACCCTTGGTCAAGAGGCGGCTGAAATCGATGTCGGGGTGACGCTGTTCCAAGACCGCCAAGAGGAACTCGTTCTGGTCCATTCCCAGGTATCGAGCGAAGTCGACTGCCCTATCGACCGGAATAGGAACCCGACCGGCAGCCATGTGGCTAAGAACGACCGAGCTCTTATAGCCGAGCTGCTTCGCAATGAAGCGTTGGCTCTGCTGCTTGTCCCTGTTGGCGCGGTCCAGCGCCTCTGAGAGCATGCGCTGCGCCCTCGTCCCCTGCAACGGATAGTCGTTGCTGGCAGACGAGTGACTCACCACAGTCCCTTTCGCCGCTGCTTGCACCATTTCATGCACTCCTTTCGTGCGTTTCCAACGTTGTGCGTAATATAATGCACACGCGCTTGATTAGTTCACATGACGTGCATGTCAAGCGAAACGAACTCGAAAGTGGACTAGCCGACAGTTCCCGCGAAGAACGAAGCGAGAACAGACACACTTAAGTTGCTGATTCCTAGTGTCAACGCAACTGGGTTACTAACATGCATTTCCCATTGGACGTGTGTTATACGGGTCACGCAAACGGACCTTGGTTTCGAGGGTGCGTGAGTAAGGGATAGCACAACGAATCGACTCGCGCACCAGAGACGAGCTGACCTCCGCGGGATCTTTGCCTTCCGGCATCGGTGCGATGCGAACAAGGAAACCATGCGCCTGTAGGATCGCCGCGGCCTTCACGGCTGACTTGAGCGCTGCCCATTCGCCGTCCCACATGATCGTGATGACCTTCAGGCCGGCTTTCTTGAGCTCCAGGAGCGCCTGCAGCTGAGTTGGGTGCTCGGGATCGGTATCGAGCGTCAAGCTCTTACCGAAGGAGCCGATCGCCCCCATGCCGCGGAGCGTCCGGTCCTCGTCGATCGCCTTTTGGATCGCGATCACGTCCATTGAGCCTTCGCCCATGACGCCGTGCGCCCAGCCTTCGGCCTTGCAGCGGTGTCCATTGTAGATGAACCGCGCGGTCGAGGGCAGGCGGGCAGGGAAGAGATACTTACGCTCTGACGTGCCGGTGATGTCGCGGCCCTGGAACGTCACGAGCTTGCCGTCGAGATCGTAGATCGGAAAGAGGATCCGGCCGGCGAACGAGATCGACTTATCCTCGCCGTCCTCGTTCTTATAGTTGTAGGCGCCGAGGCCGTGCCTTAGATCGAACGCTCGCGCGAGCTCCGGCGTCACGCCGCGTCCTTCGAGATACGCACCGACGCTGCCGTTGCGATCGGGCAGGTGGAAGTTCATCGGCAGCTTGAGATCGCCCTCGAACGCGGGAATAACCACCCGCTGTGGCTTTACCTTCGGTTTCCATCCTGCCGCCTTGGCAATCTCCTCGAAGAGCGCACCTATCTCCTTGGACTCGGGGTGGCCCAGGTGTGCGTCGACAAAGGTCCACAGATTGAACTTCGCTTCGCACGAGCCGTGGAAGCAGTTGCCGTAGCCGGTATCCTCGGCGAGGTAGACCTTCCAGTCAGAGCGCCCGCACTCGGGGCATTCCTTGATGTTGAACTGCCGGCCGCGCGAGCCTGACGTGCGCCGGTAGTCGACGCCAATATGATCGAGCAGCTCTTCCGCCGTTACCTGGCGGTAGGCGCTATCGTCAGTCATAGCCCAGGAAGTCGATGATGAACCGCATACAGGCGAGGTTCTGGCTGAAGCGCATCTTCAGACCGGACTCCGCGTTTCGCATTTCGGAGAAGTAGAGGACGAACTCGCCGTTCTCTCGATCTGCCTCCGAGCGGTTGATCGTGAGTAGCACGTCAGCCGTTCGCACGACTTCGTAGTCGTCGGCGGCGTCGGTGCCGTCTGACACGGTGCGCGAGGCTTTCTTGGTGCCGTCGCGGTTGGTCTGGTAGCCGGTGATTACAGCAGCATTGAACTCGGTCGCGAGGCCGCGGAGATCCTGACCAATCTCGGCCAGGCCGTAGCGCTTCTCGGTGTAGTTGTGTTCGGCCTTCATGATGCCGAGGTAGTCGGTCACGATCAGGTCGAAGTTGATGCCCTGCGCCTCGTATTTTTTGAGGATGCGGCGCATGTCGCTGACGCGGCAGGTGCGCATCGGGAACGCCTGGACGATGAACTCGCCGAGTCCTGGGTTCTTCTCCCACGCCGCGATCGCCGCATCGACTTCGGCCTCTCGTGACATGAGCTCCTTGAGCGGCACGCCGGAGATCGCGGCGTCCGAGCGCTCGCCGATGATCGTCTCGCTGACTTCGTGAGAGGCGTAGTAGACCTTGTAGCCGGCCGCAGCCGCAGCCAGGGCGAATGAGATCAGAGCGGCTGTCTTGCCCGACTTGGGCGGCCCCATGAGGATCGAGAGCTCCTTGCGCCCCCAGCCCAGGTGCGGGGTCAGCTGCTTGTCGAGCTCCGCGCAGCCGGTGGTGATGCCGAGCACCGAGGTCGCAGCGTTGAGCCTGGCGCGGCGCGTCGCCTTGCGGTCCTGATAGCTGCGAACATAATCGACCGCGTTCGAGGTATCGGCCGAGCCCACGTTCTTCGCTTCTTCGACGGCCTTGAGCGCCTTCTCGATCACGTCCTCTTTGCCGCCGTCCATCGCATCCACGAGATCCATCGTGGAGTTGATGAGCGCCTGGTGGCGGGCGAAGGCCGTGACACGATCGAGGACGAACTGCCGGTCCTGGAGCGAGTGGGTGTAGATCATGCCGAGTAGCTTCTTCGCCTCGGTCATGTCGGGAATCTTGGCGCGCTTGGCGGCGATCTCTTGCTGCAGCCACTGGACAAAAGTCTTGGCGGTGCAGACGGCGCCGTAGTGCTTCAGGTAGCTCTGCTGGACAGCCGCGAGCGCTTGCAGATTGGGATCGTCGAAATAGTCCGGCAGGACAAGCGTGCCCGCCGCGGCAACGAAGTGATCGTCACGAAAATAGTGTGCGGCCAGCTGTTCCTGGAACGCTTGGTCAAAAGCCATGAAACCTCTGCATGTGTGTCAACACGCACATACTCACCCCACGCATATGCGTCAAGAAGCGAGTGAGCGGGCGCGGTCGATTAGTTGCTTGGGGAAGTGCTGCTCGGCAAGCTCGATGGGGATCTGTGGGCGGAAACCGAGGACGCTCGCCAGGGCGGCGACCTTGCCAGATTCGAGCTGACTGATCTGCTCGATGACATAGGCCCTATAATCATCCTGCATCTGACGTGCGTCATAATTGCAGAGGTCGAACACCGGATGGGTGGCCGCCACAAACTTCACTTTGCGCAGAGCGTCCCACTCGTCCATGACGTAGCAGGCGATGTTCTCGCTGTAGAGCTGCGTCGGCCGGGGCAGGTGCTCCCACAGGCGATCGAACGCCACCTGGCACGCCATGCGGCAGAAGTGATCGTAGGGAATGCCGAGCGCGTCAGCGACGAGCATGGACTTCCAGATGCCGGTGATGTGGTTGAGATCGCGGTCCCATATGGTCTCTGCCGTCATTTCAACCAGGGCAGGGCCGAGCAGCGCGCGCCGCTTCTCGTAGGTCTTGCCACGACCGCGCTCGCCGATCAGCTTGCGTGCCGCGGTGCGCGAGGCTTTGTAATAGTGGTTGGCGAACAGGTAGAAGCTGTGACCAGGCGCCAGGCGGCGATAGTCCCACCAGCGCTTCTCGTAGACCGCCGCAACGTCCGTGATGTGTTTCTTGGCAACGTGCGAGGCAATGAGCCCCTCGATCGCCACGGAAGGTTGGGAGCATCCAAAGAATGCTCCCTGAACCGCAGCGACCGTGGGGAAGTCGTCAGTTGGCTCGCTCAGCGAGAAAAGCGGGGGCGTGGAAGCCGATGTTGCCAAGATTTGTGCCCTTCCTGGTGTGGTAACGGAGGAGAATGTCGCGACACATGCCGGAGCGCACGATGTCGTCGAGGGTGAATTCGATGAAGCCGGTCTTGGGGTGACCCTTCATCAGCTCCCATGCGTCGACGAAGCCGCTCATGTGGCCGTCGCCGATGTCGCACTGGTCGTAGGGGTCGGCGTCCACGATCATCTTGCAGTTCTTGCCGAACCGGGTGAGGAACAGTTTCATCTGCTTTGGGGTCGCGTTCTGAGCCTCGTCGAAGAGAACCCAGGTGTTATTGAAGGTGTGGCCGCGCAGCATGCCGAGCGGGGCGATCTCGATCTTCTTCGCCTGCAGCATATACTCGACGGTGCCGGAGCCGAGGCGCTCTTCGAGGATCGCGATGACCGGAGCTGCCCAGGGAGCGATCTTCTCTTCGAGCTCGCCGGGGAGGAAGCCATACTCCTCATCGGCGCCGACCGCCGGCCGAGTGATAATGAACTTCTCGATGTCGCGGCGAGCCAGGGCTTCAGCAGCGCGCGCGGCGGGAATGTAGGTCTTGCCGGTGCCGGCCGGACCCATGCAGAAGACGAGATCATAGACATCAATGGCGTTCAGGTAAGCCGCCTGGGCTTCGGTCTGCGCTTCGAGCGGTTTGGTGCTGCGCTGAATTCGAGGCGTTGGAGCGAGGAAGTCGGAAGGAGGGTGCTGTTCACGGCGAGCGCGCTTTCCGTGAGGGTTGCGCTCTTGCCGGTTACGCTGGGCCATTGATAAGCACTCCAATGCATGTGTGTTGACTAGCATGCATTCTATCATGGCTGCAAGCGAAGATCGCGAATTGACTTTGACGAAATGCGCTGCGGGAGCGCTCACCCGATAATAAAGGCGTAGCCCCAGGGTTTTCGAGTCGACCCACCAGGAGCAGTCCACCAGATGGTTGCCTGGCCGTTTGCTCCGGCGCCGCCTGGGCTCGACGAGCTACCACCGCCGCCACCGCCACCGGGAGCTGCACCAGGGAGGCCAGTGCCGCCGGATGTGCCGGTGCCTGGCGTGCTAACCTTGGCGCCACCCTTGCCACCGAGCGCACCGCCGCCATAAGTGCCGTCGCTCGTGCCCGCGGCACCAGCGGCGGGTCGGACTGTGGTAGTTGCCGTAGAGCCAGCCGCACCAGTGCCGCCTGCTCCAGACAAGCCTGTTCCTGAACCCGCCGAGCCACCGCCGGAACCGCCGCCTTGGGTGCCGCCGCCACCACCGGCACCACCGCCACCGCCAGGCTGAGCAAAATCGCCTTGTGTCGCTGCTCCAGTGCCACCGCTACCACCGGAGCCGGCGGTTATGCCGTTCGAGCCGCCCTGGGCCAAAAGAATGGTTGACCCCGACTTTACGATAGTCGCATTCGCGCCGGAGCCGCCCGATGTGGATGACGTGCCAGCGGCACCGCCAACAGGCACTGTTATTGTGAACTGATCGCCGTCGACGCAAGCAATCGTGCGGCGAGAATAAACGCCACCGCCACCGCCACCGCCTTTGCCACCGCCACCGCCGCCGCCAGATCCCCAAAGCTCAAAGGTGAGGGAGGTAACGCCGCTCGGTGGGTCGTTCGGGCCACCACCGCCGAC